GCGGTAAAGGAATCGACCATCACGGCAGCGGACAAGGGGATAGAGACCGTGAAAGTATGGGTCACGGCCGGGGACTCAAAGGTCCGTGACGCTCACGCCCTGCTCGATGGGCAGGCCGTCCGCGGGGATGAGGATTTCGTGATCCCATCGGGGCCGTGGAAAGGGTACCGGGCGGATGCGCCGGAAGGGTTCGGGGAGCCCGCCCTGGATTATCATTGTAGATGTTTTCTAGTTTGTGATGTGCGTGCCAAAAGTTAACCGAAACTAATTAATATTTTGAAAGTAAACTTAACTCTATTAACCGGAGGGCTCCCCGCTCTCTACTATTTTCCGTAACTGTTCGATGCAAGCATTCCTCAGGGACGGCACGGGGGGAACTCGGTAGAAGTCCACCTATGTCTAACGACGAGAGTAACCCCAACCAGGGGCCGGACGTAAAATCCCCGGCAACTGACAGCACCGCAAATCCAGCAGCACCCACCGTATCGGACGACCTGAAAAAGATCATCCAGTCGGAAACGGACAAACTCCGTACCCACTACTCGCAGGAACTCAAGAAACAGCAGCAGGTTATCGACGATCTGAAAAAGTCGTCCATGACCGAAGCCGAGCTCAGGAAATACAAGGAATCCCAGCTCCAGGAACGGGAAAGCCTGTTGCACCGGAAAGAGCTCGAACTGCTTTCCGTTGATGTCCTGAAAGACCTCAATCTCTCCCCTTCGCTCCGTGAACTTATCATCGGTAAGGACGCGGACGAAACAAAAGTGCGGGCGGAAACTCTCAGGACCGAGTTTCAGAAGGCTGTCGAAACGACAGTACAGGAACGATTCAAGCAGAACGGGCGGGAACCGCACAAGTCGGAAAGCACCCCGCCGGCAGGAAAGGGTAAGATCTATACCCGGGCCGAAGTTGACGCCCTCTCTAAAAACGTGGTGGATCCCAAAATCCCCCTCGCAGAGAGAACCGCACTTCAGGCCGAACTTCGGGCCGCAATGTCCGAGGGTCGGATCAAACAGTAAGAGAGACACACCATGTCAGTACAGAATTTCGTACCTACGATCTGGAGCGGTCAGGTTTTCCTCGACTTCCAGAAAGCGACCGTCCTCAGCGGGCTTACGAACCGCAACTATGAGGGCGAGATCACCGCTTTTGGCGATACCGTCAAGATCACCAAGGTTGGCCCGGTAACGATCCGGAGCTACACCAAGAACAGCACGTCCGGTATCACCGTTGAACAGCTCAACGACTCCCAGACAGACCTCAAGATCGACCAGGCCAAATACTTTGCTTTCTCCGTGGACGACATCGACAAGCGGCAGGCAAAGGGGGACGTTCTCGGCGGCGGTATGACTGAGGCGGCACAGGGGCTCGCGGAAGATGTCGATACGTTCATCGCAAACCTGTACACGCAGGCGGGGGCATCAACGTACATGTCGGTCACCGTCGCAAGTTCGGATACCGGCGTCCTGAATGTCTTCGGGAGGGCCAACCAGCTCCTCACAGAGATGAACTGTCCCAAGGCCGGCCGGAAGGCAATGATCAGCCCGTTCATGGAGGCACAGCTCGTCAAGCAGAACGTCGTCCTCACCAACGGCCTGAACCCCGAGCTCTTCACAGAGGGATACATCGGGAGATACCAGGGCTTCGATATCTACGTGAGCAACAACCTCGCCACCGGCAGCACTCACACCGCATCGAACCCGGTCCATGAATGTATGTTCGGGACCCCGGCGTCGATCACGTTCGCCAACCAGATCATCGAGACCATTGCATACCGCCCTGAGGCCAGCTTCTCGGATGCGGTCAAGGGTCTGAACGTCTATGGCGGGAAAGTCATCCAGCCTAAGGCTCTCGTTTGCATCGAGACCAGGAGCACGTAATCATGGCAGCCACTACTACCGAACTGGACCCGATCCTGCTCTATCAGGACCGGGTGATCACCCAGACCACAAACATTGCCGGGTCAACCGCGATGATGAGGGCACAGACATTCCCGGGCGGGATTCGGCTCTCCACCGCAGGAGATGTTGTCCGTATCCCGTTCAACCGCCCCGATGGCAAGATGGCCATCGTTGCCACATACCTCGAGAATTCCACTATCGGGTACCCGGCAATCCACCTCCGCAACCCCCCGAGCACCGATAAGGTCGCATGGCGGGCGCCCGGCGCAGGGATCGGCACCTCAACCGCAGCAAGCGGGTGGGATACCATCGAAAGCACCTCATCGGTTGAACTGACCACGGCACAGATGGCAATGGTCACCTTCGGACCCTTTGAATCTGCCCGGTATGGTCATGTCATGGCCGCATCCAGCAACGGGATCGACGCAAAGCAGCCGTTCCTCGAATGCGTCTTCGACCTCTCAACTGCAACCGGCAGCGACTTCCTCGACAGCACCGGGGTCCACTTCGCCGCATGCAACATCCAGGCATTTGAACTCCCGTAATCTCACGGGTGACAATCCCATTTTTCCCGAACGATAATATGGATGAGACCGTAATTACCCCTGAAACATCAGCACCGAGCACCGAAGTACCGACTACCCCCTCTTCTCAGGATCCCATTCCAGAACCCGCATGGCTGTCCATCGCCAAACAGAGCGAAGGAACCGTAAAAACGCAGGGCATCAAGAAACGCCTTGCCATTGTAGGTTTTGCCCCTACCCGCGACCAAGCCCCATTTGCCGATCCGACGTGGGAAATATGGGGCCTGAACGACCTGCACCGCGCTATCCCCCGGTATACCCGTTGGTTCGATATCCACACCGTTGAGAACATCGAAACGGATGTCGTTGCCGGTCGGACCTCAAACGCCGCACGGAAAACCAACATCCCGGAAACCGCCCTCGATCACATGGGGATCTCCGGCCTGTCGAAACTGAAATGCCCGGTGTACATGCAGGATGTGAATCCGGGCGTCCCGACATCGGTGCGGTTCCCCCTCGAAGAGATGCTGGCAACGTTCAAGGCCCGGGGTCTTGCCGGGGCCCGGTACCTCACGAACTCGATCTCCTTCATGCTCGCCTTTGCCCTGTATGAAGGGCTCGTCACCGGGCACCAGTGGGATGAGATTCAGATTTACGGCGTCGATATGGCGGTCGGTGATGAGTACATCGCCCAACGGCCCAGCTGTGAGTACTGGATCGGGATCGCCGAGGGGATGGGCGTCAGGGTGTACATCCCGGACGCTTCGGACCTGTGTCATACTGCGTTCCTGTATGCCTACGAGGAGAAAACGCAGCGGGCGTTCGAGGAGAAGATGAAAAAGATCGCCGTTGATGCGCAGGTAAGAATGCAGGCATATCTCCAGCAGAAGGCGGAGATTGAACGGCTCATCCATCATTGTGAGGCCCAGATGGGGACGGTTTCCGACCTCACCCGGGTATGGTCGAACAACGACACGAAATTCATTCGTTAGGAGGTAAGCAATGGGCGCGGCAATGGCAACATCGGACGTAAAAGGGATCCTCGGCATCACCACGACAAACAACGATGCACAGATCGGGGCTCTCCTCTACCCTTCCGCAGCCTTCGCAGATGAGTACTGTAATTTCGGACTGTCAAAGTATCTCTATCACCGGGATGACTATCCCGTCACCCTGAACGCCACGTCAACCGCTCCCGCGCTCATCACCAATGTCAGCGGGTCAAGTACCTACACCAGCACGCAGGCCGCTCCGTTTCAGTGGATTTCCCGCGATACGGTCCGGGTCATGTCAACCGATAAGGGCACAGTATACGAGGAGGACCGGGATTACGAGGTGGATTACGAGAGCGGGTATCTCTACACCCTTACAGCTTCCACCAACGGCACCAGCACCGGCGGCAACGTCCTTGTCGATTTCGCATACATCGACCTTTCCGGCAACAGGAAACCGGCACAGGCAGGGATCTCCCAGATCATCAACGCATGGATCAACAATCCCGTGGGTGTAGCCTCAGAATCAGTCGGGCCGCTCTCACGGAGCTATGTACAGGTCGGTGTCCCCCCATCAGCAGCCGGGATCCTCAAGCGATTCCGGAGGCCGGTGTTCAAATGAGCCTTCTGGAACAATGTGCAAAGCAGGTCGTCACCATTGAGACCCCCGGGGCATATGATGCGTTCGGGAACCCGAGTACCGGAACCAGCACCAGCTACAACGCAATCATCTTCCAGAAAAACCGCGTCGTTCTCGACAGGCAAGGCAAACAGGTTGTCTCTGCGTGCCAGATCATGATGCCCGGTTCGGTATCCGTCAACCCGGAATCGAAGATCACCCTCCCGGACGGTACTCAGCCGGTGATCCTCGCTGTGAACAAAACGCCGGGATTCGACGGCACGAACGTCTTAACGGAGGTCTACACTTGAGTGCCGACGATGCAAAAACAGATCGGGAGCTCCTCTTACAGATCAATGAGAGGACGGAGATCCTCATCACCTGTAAGAACGATCACGAGGTCCGTATCCGATCCCTTGAGGGCTCGTTCTGGAAAGTGATCGGGCTCGCTTCGGTGATCTCGTTTATCGCGGGATTGTTCGGCGGCAAACTCACCGGGGGTGGGAACTGATGCCGGCGCAACCACTCACCATAAAGGTCGAGGGCCTCGAACAGATCCGGGCCAATCTCCGCAACCTGTATGAGAGGGCACCGGCGGAATTCGGGCAGGCGGTCCGGGAAGAGTTCGACGACGCAATGATGGAATCACAGGCAGAATGCCCGTACGATTTCAACAACCCGCACTCGGACGGAACCCCGCACATGAGGGATACTTCCCTTGTCGAGGGCCCGGTGAATGAGGGCAACGGGTTTGCCGTCTACGCCTCATACGCCGTCCCGTATGCTACGATCCAGCACGAAACCCCGGAGTTCCGGCACGCATGGCCGTTCAAATGGAAGTTCCTGGAGGACCCCATCAACAGGAGGATCCCCCGGCTCGCTCCGTCCCTTGTCAAGAGGATGCAGCAGATCCTCGATGGGGTCAATGAGCGGATGCACTTCACCAGCCCGTACGCAGCACGGAGGGATTACGCGGCAGCACAGGAAGCGTTTGCAGCGGCACAGATCGAGAAGTACCAACCGCAGGAGCGGATGTTCTGATGGTGACCTGGATTGAAGACCTGGCACAGTACCTCGAGGATTCCACCACCAGTATAGGGATATTCACCCCGACAACCACAGAGGCCCGTACGATCTACTGCAACAACCTGCCGGGGTCAACTGCATCTCTGATCGTTCTCTACCCGTATGCCGGGATCGCACCTGAGTATCAGATGGACGGAGAGAACTTCCGAAAGCCACGGCTGAACGTAATCGTCCGGTCCACATCGGCAGATGGGGGGCACCAGAAGAGTATCGATATCAGAACACGGCTTGATCACGTCACCAATCTCGCCCTGCCAACATCATCCGTGGCCCGCCAGTATGTGAGGATCGAGGCATTGAACGAGCCGGAATATCTGGGACGGGACGAGCACGGCCGCGGGCAGTTCGTCACCAATTTCCAGGTTGAGTACATCAACACGACGTAAAAGGAGGAATAACCAGCATGTCACTTACCAACGCACGGGATCAGTTCCCTTCAATTCTCTACTGGTCATCAGCAGGGAGCACGGGAACGCTGACCACAGCGATCGCGGGGATCACCAGTATCTCCGGGGTCAAGAAAAGCCGGAATGTCACCGACATTACCGATATGAACAGCACGGACGGTTACGAGGACGTGATGCTGTCCGGGCCGGTCCGTATGGCCGCGCTGAGTATGCAGGGGAATTACCTGAGCACCAGCACGCACCTGAACTCTCTTCTCCAGGAGGCCATGGATAACGGTACCCGGTGCGGGTGGAAGCTTGTTATGGCCGGCACCTCATCGAACAACACCTATTACGGGGACTCCGTTGTCACGAATTACGGCCTCGGGGACATGAGTGTTGACGGCGGTAAGATCGGGTTCTCGTTCGATATGCGGATCAAGGGCAAACCAACCGGCCCGGTATCGAGCACCACGTAAAGGAGCGCTGACGTGAGATCCGTTCTCGTCGTTATCGGGGGAAGAATCCATCACCTCCGGTACCCGATCGCAGCGATCGAGGATATCGATCAGGTACTGCCGGACGGGTTCCTTTCGGTTTTCGACAGGGAAGCGGATGTCCAGACATGCCACCTCCTTTTATGGGCCGGCCTGCAGCACGATGCGACTACCTACGAGGGCGCCGGGCGTATGCTCATCAGGGAGGGGGCAGTATACGATCCGATCGTCCTCATGGGGTTCTGGAAACGGATCACGGATGCCCTCATGAACGATGAATGGGTCGATATCACGCGATCTGATGGAACCGGGGCCCCGCAGACCCTGAAGGAGTACATCCTTGAAATGGAACGGATCGCGGTTGCTGAAATGGATATGAATCCGGTGGAATTTTACGGGATCACGCCCCGGGAATTCCGTATATTACGAGAGAACCACGGCCTGAGGGCAAACCGGCGGGCCGGGCTCATTTGCGCGACCATGGCGAACATTCACGCACGCGGGAAAGACGATCCGGTATTCACCCCGAAGGATTTCATCCGGACGGGCGAGGTAACAAGACCGCAGACCGCCGAGGAGCAGGCAGCCGTGCTGGCAGGAGTGTTTTCATGAGGCTCGGGGACCTGGTTGTCCGGTTCGTCGCCGATATGGGCGGCTGGAATACCGGCGTCAAACAGGCACAGAAGGATATCGACACAACCACGAAATCGACCGACGATCTCGGGAAATCTACGAAGGTAACTAGCGGGGATCTGCTGATCATGGCGTCGTCAGCTGCCGCGGTCGGATATGCCTGTTACGCCGCGACCCAGAAATACGGGGCAATGGCGAACGAACTCCGCGATTTGTCATATCAGACCGGGATCAGTACCGAAAAACTCCAGAAAATGCAGTACGCCGCGGTATTGTCGAATACCGAATTTTCCCGGATCTCGTTCGGGATCAACAATATGATCCTCTCCATGGATGCGGCCAAGGACAGCACGAGTGCGCAGGCCAAAGCATTCGCTGATCTTGGCGTCAACCCCAACGGCAAGACCCCCGATCAGGTCTATGAAGAGGTTGCTGCCGCCCTTGTCAAAATGAAGGATCCGGCCCGCCGTGCAACTGACGCCAACACACTTCTCGGGCGGTCCTGGAAAGAACAGCTGCCGTACATGGAGACGTACATCTCAAAACAGAAAGAGATTGCCAAAGCCCCCACCATGTCACAGGAGGAGCTCGACAACCTTGAGGATGCAAAAGTCAGCTGGGACAAACTCACCAACAGCCTCACGATCTATTCGGGCAAGTTCCTCGCATTTATCGACGCGGTACAAAACCGCGGGAATATCCTCAATTACCTGCCCGACCGGTCCAACAGACCAAAATCAGGGGCCGGAGGACGTGGAGGGGGTCCCGAAACGCCAACGACATCATCTTCATCCATACCCCTGAACGTCGGGGATAAAGGGTTTGATCTCGCCGGAACCTACGAGCGGGCAAAGGTAGCATTCGACCGGCTGCTCGACTCTCAAAAGGAATACCTGAGCATCGCACAGAAGATCCAGGATACTGAAAAAGAAACCCTCAATCTGAAGAGCGATTATGCCTCTGATCTTGAGAGTATCGACATTCGGGATCCGCAATCGTTCCGGAATCTTCGGGCGGGATACAACAAAAACCTCCGGAAATTGGGAAGCAAGAAGTCCGATCTTCAGGGGGATCTCCGCACCGCAGGGATGAAAACTATAGCGGCACTACGGGGCGACGACGCATCGTACAATTCTCTCTCGCTCAATATCCAGAATGTCAATCTGTCGAAGGATTATCCGGTGGATGCATTTCTCAAAGATTATGAAAAGTATCAGGCACAGCAGAACCGTAGCAGCGGTGTGGGGTTATATCCATGACCGTCACCTTCTCTGGAACAACGGTCCCGATTGCGCAATCTGAAGATTTTGAGCCGGTTCTGATTGTGAATGAGACTGTGGTCGAGGATGGAAAAACCTCAATCCAGGCAAGCACTGAATATGGGAGGCGGTACGCGTTCCACTGTGTCGGAACCTCTACCCAGAAAGACGCGCTTCTGTCACTGATCGGAAGTGCCGGTACGCTTGTTATCAATGGTAGTTCAGATTCAAACTATTTTATCAAAGCTATCGGTCCTTTTGCGAAAATCCCCATGACGAACTATTTCTCATTTGACATTCGGTTCGTCAAGGACACCACCTTATGACCGCCGTTGACCTGTTCCCCCGGATTACCCGCATTGAGTACGAACTGAAGATCTTGGACTGCCCGCCCTATCTCTGTGCTTCCCGGTGCCCGGCGTACAATCGGAAGCCCTGTGAGAATTGCATGATGTGCGATGTGCTCGCAGTAGAGACGGAGATTGTAGATTTCACCGGAACGGAGGAATTGAATGGTTGAAGCAGGAGTATTACCGAACGATGCCCTGATCGGCATCCCGACGAAGATTGCGGCCCTTGTCCCATTGTATATCGCATACGGGACGGGCACGACCGCAGACGCGATCACGGACACGACCGTTGAGGGAGAGATCACGACCGGGGGATTGGCCCGGGCGGTTGCCACGGCTGCGTATGAATCCAGCTACAAACTGGTACTGACCCGGACCGCGATCGCCACGGCGAATCATACTATCAGAAAGATCGGCGTCCTTGACGAAGCGGCAGCCGGGCACCCGTGGGGAGTACGGAAATACTCATCCGCTCATGGCGTGCTGAACGGGAACCGCGTCGTGGGGACTGTCAGATTCACATTCGGGAGACCAGCATAATGACGTTTGCAACACATTACCCGGGGTGCGTCAATTCCCCGGAAACTACTCTCACAGGAGATATTGCGGATAATGCAGTTACGATCCCTGTGGCGGATCTGGGGGTGTTTCCGGACGCCCCAAATCTTGCGGTCCTGGGATCGCTGGATGATGCCGAGACGATACTGTACACCGGCAAGAGCGCGATGACCGGAGCGGGAAACCTCACCGGCGTCACACGGGAATTTGAGGGGGCGGCAAAAGCGTGGGTAACAGGTGATCCGATCGCCCGGAACTTCACGAACTACGACCTCACCGCCCTCCAGGGAGATATCATTACACTCCGGGATCTCGACGCCCTGGTCTACAAGGGCGTGATCAATTGCAGCGCGAACCCGAACTATCCGGCCGCGGATGCCGGGGATACCTACAAAATCAGCGTGGCCGGGAAGATCGGCGGGGCGTCGGGAAAGGTCGTCCAAGTGGGCGATCTTGTACTCTGCTGTGTCGATAGTTCCGCAACGGGTGATGAGGCGGCAGTCGGAGCGAATTGGGATGTTGTGCAGACCAATATCGACGGGGCGGTATCCGGCCCGGCAACAAGCACGGATGGGCACATCCCCCTGTTCGACGGCACCACCGGGAAACTGATCAAGGATTCGATATACTCCCTCCAGCCCGGCGATGCAGGGGCGTTCTATATCCTGAATGGGACGAACTCGTTCCTGATCGACGATAGTAAGCATCTATCCGATCTTGTCGAGGGACCGGCAACAGGCGTAAATAACCGTGTTGCAACCTTCGGAACAAATGAAGATGGAAAACACATTAAGGACAGTGGAGTTACACTAACCCAAGATGTTGCCGATATTCTCATAATAAGTACTGATGGGGAAGCATCTCTCGAAATCCAGAGTGGCGAGTATTACCTCGACGATGATGGGTCAGGCAATATGCTAATCCAGAACGCCACAAAGGCACTCACTGTCGATGAGACAGCCACCCTCAGCGATAAAGCGAATCTTGCCTCCCCGACATTCACCGGTGACCCGAAAGCCCCGACCCCGGCAGTGGACGACAACGATACCTCAATTGCAACCACGGCCTTCATCCAAGGACAGAAAGGCACAACCAACCCTCTCCCTGATGGCACGGCAGCCCCGGGCACATCTGCGAAGTGGTCTCCTATCGATCACGTGCACCCAATAATCATTGCCGGTGCGGGCGGGACCACCCTCTCGCTCTCGAAGGACAACAACGGCGTGGAGCGGAAGCCGGCCTTTGAGAAATTTGACAACGATACCCTGGGAGCGTATACGGTGACCGGTGCCCCTACGATTGCGTCCGGGGTGCTCACGATGGCATACGGGGACAAAATCATCAAGGCGCTCGATGCCAACGCCACGACGGGAATATGGGACGGTGTTTTCCAATTCGGTACAGCGTATGTGGCGACTGATCAGTACCACTACGTATACCTCGGGGCGACTTCTTACGTCCGGGTGCGAAGAACCGCCGGGAACGCGATATGGCTTATGCTCGTGCTCAATGGCGCGACCCTGATTGCATCCACGGATACTACCTCGACGCTTGCAGACAGTACCGATGCCCGGGTGTCGGTATCCTACGACGGCACAAACTATCAGATGCAGTGGAATGGCGTGAACGTTGGTTCCGCAACTGCCGGGATAGCCGTTACGACACCCTCCCTAGGGGCCATGGATACCGCTGCCGGCGCGATCACGCTCGTGGTCACCGTCAATGAAATGAATTACGTGCCCTCAGTTGCCTACACCGAGCCATTCACCGCTGATGATGAAACCCGGTACATGCAACTCTCATCAACTGATCTTTCGACATGGGCGGCGAGTGCAGCCGGGGATGTTGCGGTTGATACTGTCAACAAAAAAATGACGTTGACAAGTGCAGATGATCGGGGGATTGTCGCAACGTTCCGCTCATATCTTTTCGGTAGCGGGGAATATGAGTTTGCCTTTGACAACAACAATGATGGCGGTGGCGGTGCGGATACCTGTTGCGGGCGGTTTGCCGTTCAGGATATCAACAACTATTATAAGATCTGTGTTGAGGACGATGCAGCGGGCGCGGAACTCCTGAAGTTTTACAAAGTGGTCGCCGGAATCGCTACACAGTTGGGCAGCACAAAGGACGTTTCAGCGACCTATACCCGTGGGAATAAGACGTGGATTAAGGTTCATTGGAATGCCGAACAAGGACAGATGTGGGCCTATCTCCGTGATGATGCAGGGGTATATCCAACCACGCCGGACATCAGCGATGCGTTCTCTTCACAATTCACATATGGGAAAGTTGGGGTTGGTGCAACCGTAACCACAGCAGGAGCCGGAAACCTGAATGTTGATTTCTACCCGTGGACTATACGGGCCAAACTCCTGATTGGTGAGACCAACGTTCCGGCGACTGAAGCGGGATTCTCATTTGTAACTCAATTTGATACTCTTGAATCTGGACGGTGGACTTCCTTATATGGGGACGCAACACGAACTTATGGCGGTGCAGGAGAACTCAATGTGGTGGGTGGGACATCCGTATTTAATTGGCAACGGCTCGACCTCAATCAATTCTCTTATGGCACATTCACATTCAGATTTAAGAACAACACTACTGCTGCGGAAGATTCGAGTTCAAAATTCTATTTCGGGTGGGATGGACAAAAAGTAGTCGGGTTATCAAACGTCGGATATAATTGCTACGAAATCACGGCAAGTTACAATAACAATGCAATATATTTAAATAAAATGGTGAATGGCGCATCGACTGCATTATGCTCCCCAATTACCGTAACCCTCAACCCATCCATTGATTACACGATGAAAGTGGTGTGGAACTCAACAGGAATTACTGACATATATCTCGATTCCGGAGCAGGTTATGTTTATATGGGATCTGGAACGGTAGATACAACATACTCTAAAGGATATATTGGGTTTTGTAGTTTCCAGTCAACAGGTTCAAACACAGATGCGGAATATGACACCCTAACATTCTCCGGCACCCGTTACTACATGAAGCCCATGCTTCGTGGTGCACAGATTGGGGAGTATTACAACGGCACCGCAAGCGTGGCGGCGACACGGTTCGTGGATGACTTTAATTGGGATACGAGCGGGGAATATACTGCTTCCGGCACAACCTCATTTGATACGGCAAACGGGCATGTAGTTTGCGGAGCATCAAATAGCGGCATAAGAACCGGAACGAAATTTTCCGATGGTTACATATCGGAAACATTCGTGTCAGCGGGGGCATCAGAACAGTCAGCAATTTCGTTCCGAGATGACATGACCGGGACTTTCATGGCCACCAATTCAGGAACAAAATATTTGGTCTATGTGGGAAATCTCGCAACTCTTAATTTATATAAGATTGTTTCTGGGTCAGGGGTATCTATCGGATCTGGAACCATTGCCATAACTGCAAACACTCCATACACACTCTCTGTATTATTCGTGGGAAGCACCATTAAAGTGTATTTTAATGGCGCACAAGTTATTTCCGCAATAGATTCAGCAATAACCCCCGCAAATTACGCTGGAATCGGCATCAGAACCAGAAGTACAACCAACGTAAATATATTAGCAACATCTATAAACGCTATTGACTCAACCAGCACCAGCGGAATATCAGCAATCCTTGGCGGCGTCCCGCATGGGGCGCGGTATGACATGCAGGAAGAAGTCTATCTCTCGCTCGCAAACCCTCTGAAGTATGGCGAGGTGGCACTCGCGACGGTCGCCAAGACGACCAACTTCGCGGCGGAGAATTGGGAACTCTACTTCGCGAACACGACAGACTCAACGAGTATCAACATGGACGGCCTCACGACTATGGACGCGCCCCTCACGAGCGCCGATTGGACAAACTTCATGGTCCGGCTCCTGTTGCGACATCGTGACCTCAACGATACCATCAAGGTTTCGGCGAGGCGCAAGAACTACGCAGGCGTGGCGTACGACAACCAACCGGCGGTATTCGTGGACTACCTCTACTTGTCGCCAATATGGGCGGTGTAATCATGGCCGAAGCAGTCGATTCGATGTTCAAAAACCTCAACAAAAACACGCAGGCGCTCGGGGTCGGTACGGCATATGCCCTCACGACCTCCCCGGAAGCGATCACATTTGGGACTTCCGGGGCGCTCGCGGTGACGCTCCCGGAGCCCGGGACGTATCTGATCGAGGTTGCGATTGTGGAGGATCTATCCGGTCTCACGGCAAGCGCAGCAGCGAACTACTCCCTCTATCAATTATATGACAGCGTTGCGGCCGGCCTCATCACGAGCACTGAACGCCTTGGAACGCTCATCAGCATCATCGCGTCGGCCATCGTGGGTATCACCGGCAAGACCACTAAGCTCTTGTGGATCGTCACGACCACGACCGCGAACGATACCCTTACCCTGTATGGCAAGAAGAACAGCGCCACTACTGGCGATTGGACGATCACGACCGGCGCGACCGGGCAGAGCGTGATGTCATACGTGAGGTTGAGATGACACCTGAAGAATTTGAAGCACTCGACGAGAAGCAAAAAGCCGCGTACCTCGCGGAGCAAGAAGTCCAGCGACTCAAAGAAGAAGCAGCAGCTCAGAAACGGCTGGCGTTCTGCAGGGAGATGGACGCGGCACTCGCAGCAGTTGATAAGGATACGCGGAACCTTATCGCCAACAAGGAGACCGAACTGGTGAAACTACGGGCTGAACGGGTGAAGGCCCGGGCAACAGTAGAACAGGAATGGCTCGCTAAGCAGCCGGAGTAACCCGGATGAAATTCAATCGACGGGCACAGTTCAACCGGCGCCCCTTCAATGCCCCGGCCCAGCTCATCACGCTCCCGACCGTGGACCTGACCGTGCAGGGCACCGTATCGGTGAGCATGGAAGAGTACCTGCCGTCTACCCTCCGGCTCGGGTTCGAGGTATCGGGGGATCTCTCACAACCGTTCCTGACCGCGAAGGTGCCCTATACCAAGGCGGCGACCGGGGGCGTATCCTCAACGATCTGGTTCATGACGCAGGAGTTGATCGCCGCCGATCACCTCGGCGTGAATCACTGTCTCGCGGTTGTAATCTACCCCTCGCAGACCGCCACCATCGCACCCGGGGGGGATGCTGAGGTATTCACCGGCTACGATCACGGCTGGTACCTGTCGGAGAACCCGCTGGACGACGATCAGCTCTCACTCCTCGCCCCGGACAAACAGGACACGGCAGTCTATCAAAGATTGGATTTTGACTATACTGTCGCCAACTTCACGGTGGGAAAGATCATCAAGGGGGCAACATCCCTCGCCACCGCAACGATCGTCGGAACCCGGCAGATGTGGATCTACGGTCCGAGCGGGGAAATGTACTATGTGCCGGAGAGCTCTATTGTCATCAAGAACATCGACGGCACTTTCGTTGATGACGAGACGATCAAGGAGATCGGAGGTAGTGGGGAGGCGCTGGTCAACGGGGCTCTCGTGCCGCTGGATTTCGGGCCGGGCACCATCTACCCCGAAGACCTGATACGGTCCCTGCTTGGCGGCGATAAGTGGGCGGCGGTCACGGGCATCTATCCGTACCGCATCAATCCCACGGTGCCGGTGGCGGCCGGATCGTGGACTGCGCAGCCATACGTATCATGGACGTTTTCAGGCGACGCAAAGAAACGGGATGCCCTCGACCAGATGGCGGAATATGATAATTTCGTCACGCTGGTGAAATTCAAGCAGATACTCGGAACGGCATACACTCCCTGTTTCTACCGCGTGCACATGGACGATATCGACAACCCGGACGACTACGCCCTGACGGAACACCGGGGCCTGTCCCTGCCGGCAGCGGTCACCGTAACAGCGGATGACGATTATCTGGTCGGGCGCGTGGAAATCGACATCAATGGGGCATCGAAGCGCAATAAGGTCCGGGTCCGGTGCCAGGGGCTCGATGGGGTCTACTGCGAGAACGTACAGGTGATGGACGATGGAACCGGCACCTCCGGCACAGCGACGTGCTCGGCCGGCGTCTGGTACGGGGAGGAGAAACCCCTGGTATACCTCGAAACGAACCAGGCTCTCTTCACGCAGGCGCAGGCACAGCTCCGGGCGGCCCTGCTGTACCAATACCTCTCACTCAAAATCTGCACGTATAAGGCGACGTTTGCCAAGCGGCTGGACTTCGAGCGATACCAGATCCTTACCCTGTCCGGGCATTCCGCGACGCACGTACCGGACGGGGATTACCGGATTATCGGCATCAAGTACCGGAAATATCCGGCTAACGTGTTTGTCGATGTGACGCTGATCCCGGTGGACCAGTTCGCCGCACAGGTGAAGATCAACCGGGTGTACACCAACAGCCGGCTGGAGATGGAGCGGGTGATCAAGAGGGAGCAGGCGAAGACAAAAAAGTCCGTTGTCAAGGTGGGATTGGCCATCGACGGGGATGAGATTACGGGCCGGACAGAAGACGGGCACGAAGGCGTAACACGGATGGTATCATGACGATTGCACCCGGGGATAAATATATTGATATCTACACCGATACCGGCCCGGTGGCGGTCCCTATCGTTTCCCCCGGTGTCGGGGATAAGTACATTGAGATCCAGACGGAAACGGGGCCGGTGGCGCTCAAACTCTTCCCTGTCGGGGTAGGGGATAAGTACATTGAGATCCAGACGGAAACGGGGCCGGTGGCGCTCGCGCTCAATCCGACACCGGGCCCTTGGGCGTGGACGTGGACGCAAAAGAATTTTGCTCCTCCTTGGAACCCGTTAATTCACCATCAGCTGGTTTGTCCTAATGGGGTTCTCGTCCTCATTGGAGGCTACGATCAATTATTGCATGGGACCTGTGAGGTATGGTCGTCAATGGATCGGGGCACCACTTGGGGACTTCAGACCGATTCTCCCGGTTGGGCGTCACGGGGAGATCACGCATGTGTGGTACTATCGGACAACAGCATCGTCATGATGGGGGGTAAGGCGAATATGTATTCGGGTAGTTATTTTAACGACGTGTGGAGATCAACGGATTTTGGAAAGACCTGGGTACAAATGACCCCCTCAGCATCATGGGCGGCTAGATACACCCAAGCAGCGGTTGCACTTTCCGACGATAGCATCGTTCTAATGGGAGGTTGGATCGATAGTGATCTTGCTCACCAGCCGAAAGATGTGTGGATCTCTACTGACAAGGGCGCGACGTGGAGCCGTCAGACCAACAGTGCCGGTTTCGGGGCGAGATCCGGCCACGTTGCGAATGTTTTCTCCGATGATAGTATTATCCTCATGGGGCACTATCTGGGTGCCGGTTATCCGGGGGATGTGAGATCTTTCGACGTGTGGAGATCAACGGATCGCGGGGCAACCTGGTCGCAAATCACCAGTAATGCCGGATGGGGTCCGAGAGAGTTGCCCATTACGGGGGTCTTGAAAGATGGGAGTGTAATCCTTTTTGGGGGGGATGTCGGGGCGTCAGGAAGTGGTCTCACCCTTACGTGCGACAACCTGTGGCGTTCCACCGACAAGGGCGTGACGTGGATAAAATATAATGATAGTGTCGAATGCCAAAATCGAAGCCAAGCGGCCGGCGTAGTTATGCCTGATGGAAGTTTGGTCATGGCAAGCGGTCGCAGGGAAAACGTCAGTACAGAGGAAATACCCCTGCCGGATGTTTGGCGCGGTGTGCCGAGCGGAGCCTAATCACAATCCTTATCCTGTCATCCAGAATAATACAAAAACCATGAAAATATATTTCGGTCCCCCGATCACTCCTAAAGAGGCGAACTCTATTATCCCCTGCCGATATTACCGGTTTGGAAATTTTTTTGAGTGCACGGAAAGCGGGCGTTGCGAGGAGAGAGCCACCTGTAGGGAGGAGTCAAAACGCCGGGTGTTTGTCCCGGCGCTTGACTCCGCATAACTCCCTCTTTTTTCCGATAAAAACTGAACAGCAAGAATTATATACTTGGCACATCCACTATACAGTATGGCACGAAAGCCAAGTCGGAAAATGAAAATTGTCACGGGGAAAAACCCCAATGATGCGTGGAGGATGTCCCTCCCAAAGAGTGTCTGCCGGGCCCTCGGGTGGGGCCCCGGAGATGCGATCGCCGTAAAGAGGTCCGGGGAGGGCATAGTTCTCTCACGGGCATGAACAAAGTGGTGGAAACAATGGAAACATCAGCAAAAAGTGAAGCGAATGAGGGCGGCATATCAGCAGTTCAAGCGAACGCCTGCCCACATAACAATGTACCGCAGGAGATTATTAGTTTTTGCTGTCACCGGGGCCACGGCTGCACATCGCAGAGCGGGTACCGGTGCCTGAAGGGGAAAGCCTGCGAGCCGGCGGACAGCAACGGGCGCCGGTTCGTGGTCTACGAATGGCTCCAAGACGGGCAGCGGTTGGCGACCCGGCAGTATCTGGATGATGTGAACGGCATCACCATCCCCGCGCAGAAGAAGATCGCGCCGATATTGGTGGCATCATGACCCCCCGCCCCATCATCACCGAGGAGCTCCTGACCGAAGCCTCCCGCACGTTCATTGCGACCATGCAGGCACTGGATAGCCGGATCACGGAAGAGCCGTGCGCAGCTGTGACCGGGCGCCGGGGGGCAGAGGCATGAGCGAGAGGACGCTAACCCGCCGGACAGTTGTGATCCGAGCGGGTGATCTTGATACTGTGGCATTCCGCGAAGACGACATTATCCAACTCTCTCTATACGGTGCCGCCCAGGTAACTGTGCACCTCACGCGCGAGCAGGCCCTCCAGCTGAGCAAGAACCTGGAGGAAGTCGTCGCCGTGTATGATGCCACAGTGGACCGGTATCATGAGGTGTGCGATGAGCCGGCGGTGTCAGCATGATACTGAAAGGTATTTGTTCGCAGCTTAGATCGTGCGGCTTCGAGTGTAAGGGCGGGTCCTTGGAAAATAACGTTGCCTTTATCGAACTGGAAAAGGTCGCGCAACTGGAAGAGGACACCCATAATATTCTCGCAATGTCCCGCGAAGAGATGGCAAAACTCTGGAGATTTGCCCCGATCGGGCACCCATACTTTGACCGCACAAACCCGGCATCAGAGATTTTTGAGGCGAGATTTAAAGAATTGGGGGGGTTCTCGCCGGGGGTCTCAAAGGAGATTGGTTTGAGTCCGGGGGGAAAATAATGAACTCCGCAGCATACGCCCGGAGGCAGACAACCACTCGGAAATCAGATCCCGAACTCTGCAAGAATTGCGGTACCCCACTCACTCAGGCCGATCAAGTCAACGGGTGCCCGCAAACGTGGTGCCTGAAATGCATTGCATATGAGCGGGCTCACCCGGTTCCGGACATGCGTTCAACGGTGCATTATAACCCTGGTGATCCCCGACCGTGGCCGAACAGGGGGAGATTATGAGCACCTGCAAAAAGTGCGGGGCGGAAATCGTCTGGAAAAAACGCCCCGACAGCACCTACTTCCCCCCGCAGAACCCCGACGGCTCTCCTCACGACTGCGAGAACAAGGCAAAGCAGGCCGGTAGTATCATCGGCCGGCTGGAATCCTACGCAACGGGATCGGCTTCATTCACCCTGAAAGGCGGGATCGCGAAGACTTACGCGCTCACCAACAACATGCTCCGGGATTGGCAGACTGCCGGGTTCCTGATGCCGGCCGACAATCACCCGGAGGTCTGGCTCGGATTCACCAAGGACGATAAGAGTTTCATCCTGTCATATCACACGGAATCCCGCCCGTTATGGGCTGCCGAGCTGAGCGACCCGACCAACGGAGAGATCAAAAAGCCCGAGTTCAAGAAGGCATCGGAGCTGCCAAAACAGGATACACCTTGCACGTCCCCTGAGGGCAGCCCCGAGACGGAGCCAGAAGAACACGTCGAGATGGGAGACGAGGACCGCATCCGGGCCACAATGGCCAGTATGATGCCCTCCGATCGTGTAGGGTGCCGGATCTCGCTTGCCGGTATGATCAACTCCGTGATCGAGATCAAGAAAACGCACGGGGTTGAGATCGACACGGAAAAGGTCAAGCGGGAGGCCGTGGCGCTGTTCCTGTGGTGCGATGGACTTACCACGCAGAACATCAAGCGGGGTGATTAGCATTCCAGTTTTTCAGTGTAACGGCTGCCCCTCCGGCCCCTGCATCCTCACCAATATGGATCCGGAACTGGAGGCCGGAAGCGGGTGTATCAAGGACGGGATATTCACCAAGGCGAATACGGCCGTTTGGCGCGAGCTGGTGGTGGCCGAATGATGCAGCCCGATATCCTCTCCCTCACCTGCCAGAATCCCCGTGAAGTCGGTTACGGGATCGAATGCAGCCCCGGCGATCAAATCATTTTCGACAAGCACGAGGACAACCGCCCGCATTACCGGAACAAGTGCCGGGAGTACAAGCGCGAAGAGGTTGCCGGGCTCACGCAGGGCAGGATCGACCGGGTCCTGAACGCCACCATCAGGAATCAGGCGGCACTGACGGGGGACGGGGAATGACCTTCGACAACGAGCTCGCAGTTGATCTCAGCCGGGAGATATTTGAGGAAATGGCAGATGCCTCCTCGAAGTTCCCCCCGTTCAATTCAGGACATGAAGGTTTCGCCGTCCTTAAAGAAGAGGTTGATGAACTCTGGGAAGCCGTGAAGCTCAATAACAAACGGCACCCGGAACGCGATGAGCTGATGAAAAAGGAGTGCATTCAGGTCGGGGCAATGGCACTCAGATTCCTGCATGATATGAGGCTCCGGCAGGAACGGGGGGCACCATGAACACGTTACCCAATCCCTTCTATTCTTTCACCGGCCCTGATCGCCGGCACCCCATCACCAACCCGGAGATGCTGAAGAAGATCGACACAGCCTATCAGCAGGTTTGTACTCAGTGCAATACATTCCGGACCTGCTTGATGTGCCAGGACCGGCATCTGGTGGAGGCCCGCCCGCTGCTGGAGTGCTCGGTCGTGAAGGCGTCGGGAGTTGTGGAATCATGACCGAAGCCCTCGCAACCCTGTTTGAGGGGAAATCAGTCAACATTACCGAACGCGACGGGGATCTCTGGTTCCCGCTTGCCGATCTTGCAGCTGCATGGGGGATCGACCGGAAGACCCCCGGCAACCTCATCGGGCGCAACCATGACCTTTTTGTCGGTATGTCCCTGTCCGACGGGGACGTAACATACCACGACGTGAACGAACGCGGGCTCTATCTCCTCATGGGAAAGATCAGCGCAGACCGGCTGAAGAACCCGGAAGCCAAGGCCGCCATGATCCGATTCCAGCGGTGGGTCCCAGAACTCATCCAGCAGTACCGGAAAAAGGAGATCGTCCCGGCCAAGCAGCCGGATCAACAGCTGGATGAGGTAGTAGCCTACGATCTCATCGAAGCCAAGCAGATTGCCGCGCTCACCAGCACCGACCCTAAAGCCATGCAGGCGGCGGCCCTCCGGAAACTCGGATACCCCGAACTTGCCGATGTACTGAGCCCCCCGGTCGTCCACGGAGAGACCGGTTGGCACAATCCAAAGCAGCTCGGAGAAATGTGCGGCCTGACTTCCGAGCAGATCAACAACTGGCTGCACAACAACCCGAAGGATCCGGAGCGCCGGCCGTTCCAGTACCGGGACGCGACAACCCGGCTCTGGAGACTTACCCCCCTAGGTATGGAGCACGGACGGGAGTACATGTATACCGCCCCCTC